GATCAAGAAGGACAACTATATCCATTTGACCTTTGAGGATGGCAATGAGCTAAAATGTTCATTGGATCATCCTCTTTCTACTATAGAAGGAATTATAAAAGCAAAAGACCTCGACAAAAACACAGAAGTCTTCACAAAAACAGGTGGAACATTCCTCAAATCTTATAAGATAGTCAAAAAAGAAATAGAATTATTTGACATCGTAAATTCGGGAACCGATCACCTTTATTATTCAAATAACATTGTTTCGCACAACTGCGAATTCTTAGGATCTGTCGATACTCTAATTTCTGGTGCTAAATTGGCAACACTAGTACAAGACAGACCCATAAAATCTAATGTCGGTTTAGATGTTTATGAAGATCCAGAAGACGACCATCAATATGTCATCACAGTAGATGTTGCCAGAGGCGTGGAAATTGATTATTCTGCATTCGTAGTTTTCGATATCACGACATTCCCATATAGAGTTGTCGCAAAGTACAGAAATAATGAAATAAAACCAATGATGTTTCCGTACATCATAAAAGAAACAGGAAACGCATATAATGATGCATACCTATTATGTGAAGTTAATGATGTAGGAGATCAAGTAGCAGCTGCACTACATTATGACCTAGAATATCCAAATGTTTTAATGTGCTCGATGAGAGGAAGAGCCGGACAGATTGTTGGTCAGGGATTTTCTGGCAAAAAAACACAAATGGGTGTAAAGATGTCCAAGAATGTCAAAAAAGTTGGATGTCTCAATTTAAAAGCAATTATTGAAGAAGAAAAATTATTATTCAGAGACTACGAAATCATTTCAGAATTGACAACTTTTGTACAAAAATATAATTCATTTGAGGCAGAAGAAGGATGTCATGATGACCTTACTATTTGTCTTGTGATCTTCGCCTGGCTAATCGTACAGGATTACTTCAAGGAGATGACAGACAATGATGTACGTAAGAGATTATACGAGGAACAACAGAATCAATTAGAACAAGACATGGCACCTTTTGGGTTTATTGTTGATGGTAGGGAAACAAATAATTTTGTTGACGCGGATGGTGATAGATGGTATGTTGATGAATATGGTGATATAGCTTCTCTTTGGGATTATAATTTTTAAATACCTCTCCAAAATACAGTTTTTAATAAATATTTTTTAGAGAACTGAGCATTTTAGGGAGAAAAACATGGCGACTCCTCAATTATCTCCAGGCGTACTCGTCAGAGAGGTTGATTTAACTGTAGGGAGAGCTGATAATGTTCTAGATAACATTGGAGCTATTGCTGGTCCATTTGCGATTGGTCCTGTAGAAGAAGCTGTTGACATTACAACAGAACAAGAACTAATTAATACTTTTGGCAAGCCACTATCTGCTGATGCCCAATACGAGTATTGGATGAGTGCATCCTCATATTTATCTTATGGTGGAATTCTTAAGGTAGTCAGAGTTGACGATGGCAATCTTAAAAATGCACGAGTAGGATTTAATACTACTGCCACAGTAGATATCAAAAACTTTGATGGCTATAATAGCCAAGAAACTGGAGCATATCACTTTGCCGCAAAGACACCAGGAACTTGGGCGAATGGACTGAAAGTTTGTGTTATTGATGACAAGGCAGATCAGATCATTGGAATCAATACTACCAATCTAGGTGCTGCCGGAGCGCAAATCGGTTATGGTGTTACTGTATCTCTATCTGGCGTAACTGTACCAGGAGTTGGCACTACTTCAGAATTCACTGGTTATGTAAAAGGAATTATTACTGGAGTAACAACCGGCACAACCGGAAATTCTACCATTGATGTGAAAATTGTTTCTAGAGTTTCCAACACTGGAACCGAAACACAAATAGATTATGCAGAAGGTTCTAGTCTATCTTCTATTTTAGTTGGTTCTAATTTGACTTTTATCAATAATTCTGGAGTTTCTACTGGAACTGGTTCATATACTGCACTTACTGTTAGAGATTGGTATGACGAACAGACTCTTGGGTTAACCAATTCTATCTTGTTCTGGAGATCGATTGCTCCAAAACCAGTAACTAACCAATACGCAGCAACTAGAAATGCAAAAAATGATGCTCTGAATATTGTTGTCATTGATGACACTGGTTCTCTAACTGGTGTACAAGGAAATATCCTGGAAAAGCATACTTTTGTTTCGAAAGCCACAGATTCTGTTTCCGGAGTCAATTCCCCACAGAAAACTTGGTATAGAAATTATCTTGCCAATTTCTCAAATTATGTTTATTCCGGTACTAACTATTATACTTCTGCTGATACACTGAATGGAGTAACTCCAGTAGCAACTGGTTTTACGACTTATTCTGGCGTTCCATCTGCGTCATTCACCCCAGTGAGCACTTCTGCTGGTGGTTGGAATCAAGAAGCGCAGGGCACTACATTTAATGCAATCGGCAATGTAACCTTCGAACTCTCCGCTGGTGCAGACTATGCAGGAAATGGAGCCAAGGCAACTCTTGGTGGTCTAAACACTGCCTATGATCTGTTTGCAAATTCAGATGAAATTGCAGTCGATTACCTGATTTGTGGTCCTGGTTTGGATACAAAGGAAGAATCACAGGCAAAAGCAAATAAACTAATTTCTATTGCAAAAGAAAGAAAAGATTGTATTGTTGTAATTTCCCCACATAGAGCTGCAGTTGTCAATGTAACAAATACAAGTACTCAAACTGACAACATAGTTGATTTCTTCTCTCCACTTTCTTCCTCATCATACGCACTTTTTGACAGTGGTTATAAGTACACCTATGATAGATTCAACAACCTATTCAGATATATCCCATGCAATGCAGATATTGCTGGCCTAATGGCTAGAACTAATGTTACTGCATATCCTTGGTTCTCTCCTGCTGGACAGCAGAGAGGTGTGCTCAATAATGCCATCAAACTGGCTTACAATCCAAATAAGGCGCAAAGGGATCTACTCTATAAGGCAAGAGTAAACCCAGTTATTAACCAGCCAGGAACTGGAATTATTCTCTTTGGTGATAAAACTGCTCTTTCTTATGCTTCTGCATTTGATAGAATTAACGTCCGTAGATTGTTCCTAACTGTAGAGCAAGCACTTAAGAGATCTGCCGAAGCTCAACTGTTTGAACTCAATAACCAAACAACTAGAGCAAACTTCGTTAATATTGTTGAGCCATATCTAAGAGATGTGCAGGCAAAGAATGGAGTTTATGACTTCTTGGTTGTTTGTGACAGCACAAACAACACTCCAGATGTAATTGATAATAATGAATTCAGAGCTGACATTTTCCTGAAGCCAACTAGATCTATTAATTATGTCACTCTTACCTTTGTTGCTACCAGAACTGGCATTTCTTTTGAAGAAGTAGCTGGTAGAGTTTGATTCATAATATAAAACAACAAAAGGAGGATTTAAACAATGTCTACACTCAGAACAATTACTGGATTCAAAGAAAGACTAGCTGGTGGTGGCGCAAGACCTAATCTATTTGAAGTTGAAATTCCAAATTTCCCATCAGAACTACAAAGCTTCTGGAATACCGGAGCTGGACAAGAAGCAGAAACCTTCAAATTCTTATGCAAAACTGCCAACTTACCAGCTTCTAACATCAATCCAATTGATGTTCCATTCAGAGGTCGCATTCTAAAAGTTGCTGGCGACAGAACATTCGACCCATGGACTGTCACTATTATTAACGACGAAGACTTTAAGCTAAGAACTGCATTCGAGAGATGGATGAATGCTATCAGTAGATTAGAAAATAATACTGGTGCTACCAATCCATCTTCTTATATGACTGATGCTTATGTACATCAACTCGGAAGAGGTGCTGGTACAGTAAATTCAACTAATAATTCTTCTGCGCTGAATGGTTCTGGAATTAAACCACTCAGAAGTTATAAGTTTTTTGATATTTTCCCAACCAATGTTGGAGCAATCGATCTTTCTTATGACAGTGCTGATACTATTGAAGAATATACCGTAGAATTCCAGGTACAATACTGGTCTGCTGGCAAAGGTTCCGATAATACTTCTGATGCTACTGGAGCTGAAATCATCTGATAAATAAGACATACCATTAGAAATAAATTATGGCTAGACTTTTTGGTTTTTCTATTGAAGATTCGGAAAAAAAATCAAACTCTATATTGTCCCCCATTCCTCAAAATGATGAGGATGGGGTTGATCATTATTTGACTAGTGGCTTTTTTGGGTCTTATGTTGATATTGAGGGAGTTTATAGAACAGAATTTGATCTTATTAAAAGATATAGGGAAATGTCACTTCATCCAGAAGTAGACAGTGCTATCGAAGATATTGTCAATGAGGCTATTGTTTCTGACACAAATGATTCCCCAGTTCAATTATCAAATCTCAATGCTAGTGATGGTCTGAAGAAGAAAATAAGAGAAGAGTTCAAATACATTCTTGAATTATTGGATTTTGATAAGAAAGCTCACGAAATTTACAGAAATTGGTACATTGATGGTAGACTCTATTATCATAAGGTAATTGATCTAAAACGACCTCATGACGGCATTCAGGAATTGAGATACATTGATTCCATGAAAATGCGTTATGTGAGGCAAGAAAAGAAAAATAAAAAAGACCAGAATTCTCCAAGAACAACTAATGGTTTGGTTGGCGACCAAAATCCAATGAATTTTAAGTTCCCAGAAATCGAGGAATACTTCATTTATGATCCTAAGAGTTCTTATCCTGTTGGTGGTGGTGTTGCTAACATGGGTACAGCTTCTCCTGATAGGGGAATCAAGATTGCAAAAGATGCTATAACTTATTGTACTTCTGGGTTGGTTGATAGAAATAAAGGAACTACTTTATCTTATCTTAATAAGGCTATCAAGGCTCTTAATCAATTGAGGATGATTGAGGATTCTCTTGTGATTTATCGTTTGTGTCTAATTGGAGATACGAGGGTTAAAACTGATACTGGATATTCATACATCAAAGATCTTAATGTTGGCGACACGGTTTATGCGTATGATAATAGAGTTGATGCATTAGTAAAAACTCAAGTCACCAATAAATGGATGACTGGAACCAAAAAAACATATACAGTCAAATCGAAGCATCATAATGTCACTGGAACAGAAACTCATCCTGTTCTTGTTTATGATTCCACCACAAAAGAAGTCAAATATGTTCCAATTAAAGATCTAGAACCTAAAGTACATTCACTTACATACATCAAACCAGAATCAACTAATGATGTTGTTTTGTTCTCCGATGTTAGGGAAAAAGCATACTGCATCAGAGACAAGAATTTTTGGCCTTCTTTCAATATAGAAGGAAAAGAAAAATTTATTGAAACTCTGTCAGAAAAAACAGACATAAAAGCAACAAGAATTAGAAATTTCTTGTATGGTATCCAATTCATTGAGGCATCAGTACTAGAAACTCTAAAAACTGAATTACCAGAATTAGAAAATCTAGAATACGAAGAAAAATATTATGGATTCTGCAATAATGAATTAAATCTTCCAGAATTTGTTACCCCAGAGTTTGCTCGACTATTTGGATTTTTATTGGGAGATGGTTCCGTTGACAAACACAGAGTTGTTTTTGCTGAGGGCGAAGACGAAGAGCAAAATTTATATTATGCAAATCTCATGAGAACTTACTTTGGCAACTGCAATAGATATAATTCAAAAACTAGAAAATATACAAATTATACTACAAATAATACTCTCGCTTCGGAACTCTTGATCAGTCTTGGATATATTCCAGGTGCAAAAAATAAGAGAATTCCAAAGTGGGCTTTCAATGCCTCTGACGAAATCAAGAGACAAATGGTTCTTGGTCTATTGGATGCAGATGGTCATTATCGTGATCTAGTTAGTGGATTCTCATGTGAGATTTCTTTGTGTAATAAGCAGCTAATTGAAGACATAAAAGAACTTTGGACTTCTATTGGCCTTTGCTCTGGCCATATTCGACACAGAGTTAGAGAAGGTGGCATGAGAATTATTGGCGAAGAAAAAGAGCCAAGAATGATGTCAACCACAGAATGTTATGAACTATATCTCAGTGAATATGAACTGCCAAAATTTGAAAAAATTATGTCAGTTGAATATCATTCAGAAGAAGAAGTTTATGATATAGAAGTTGAACACGAAAAGCACAACTTTGTTGCTAATGGAATTGTAGTACACAACTCTAGGGCACCAGAACGCAGAATTTTCTACATCGATGTTGGTAATTTACCGAAAGTAAAAGCAGAACAATATCTTCGTGATGTCATGATGCGTTATCGTAATAAGTTGGTTTATGATGCTTGTCTATCAATGGACACAAAAGTACCATTACTTGACGGCAGAACATTGACTCT